GAATGAGTGGATTAGAAGCAGACTTTTTTGTTCAAGATGCTTTTCGTAAAAAGAACGAAGATGCAGTTAAACGATTAAGAAAAGAAGAAAGAGATGCACACGATGAAAAAATTAAAAACAATTTACAAATGGCAATACTACAAGGACAATCAGCTAAGGAAGCAGGTATATCAGTAATTAAAGCAGAAGTAGCAGAAGCACAAGCAGGATTGATTTCAAGTATTATGAAAGCATTACCATTCCCACTCAATCTTGCAGTAGCTGCAGGGGCAGGTAGTATGATTGGTAAAGTAACTGACCAATTATTAGCATTCCCAACTGGTGGTAGCTTTGTAACAAAAGGTAGAACAACTTTGCCAATAGGTAATGGAGTAGTAGTAGGAGATAATGCAAGTGGTATGGAACGAGTAGATATAACACCATTGCCAAGTCCTAATCAAAGAAGTAGTGGTAATATAGTAGTAAACATCAATGCACCAGTTGTTGATGAATTTGTAGTAGATAGTATAATCCCTGCTATTAGACGAGCAGAAAAACTTAACTTATAAGGAGATAGAGAAGTGGAAGTAAATAAACAAACAAAATTAACATTAAGTCTTGAAACAATCATTAGTGGAGTCGTAACACTTGCAATGATTATTGGTATGTGGTTTACACTTCAAGCCGATATTGAAGAAGCTAAAAAGTTACCTGAACCACCAGTTAGTAGAACTGAATATGATTTAAAAGACCAAATGATTCGTAATTCAATTATGAATACTGAAGAAAAAGTAGAGAAGCTAGAAGAAAAAGTAGATGACATTAAAGAAGATACAAGAAGTATTAATGAAACTCTACTCAATATGAATAACAAATAGGATATGGATTATGAAAAATATGATAAATATGTGGCTATTGGTGCTTGGGTTGTTTACCTCATCGCTATATTCGCAATCAGTATCTTTGGATAATTTCCAAGATATTCAATTAATGAAGAATGAGTTCTGTGCTGTAATAGAAGTCAATGCAAATTGGAATTACCAAAACAAAGTAGCATTAGAAAAATTAGAAAGATGTTATACTGGCTATGTAGATATATCTAATAAAGATATTGGTGCAGTTATTCAAAAGGAATGGAACATTAAAGTTGTTCCTACTATAATTATTTTTGAATATGGAGTTGAAGTAAAGAGATTTGAAGCAGACCTAAGCATGAAATTTAGAGAAGATGAAATTTTAAATAATATAAGGCAGGAGATTATAAAATAATGTTTATTAACTCTAATTACTTATCTAAGTTATCTCCAACCATGACAGAAAATTGGTTGGTACAAATCTATAAGAACACTAATAGTAGTGTTGCTTATACTGATACACCTGATTTACGATTTAGTTTTTCAGAAACAGTATATGATGGGGAAAATTATTATCCTGCAATCTTGAATAAACCAAGCATATCTTATTCGCTTGATTTAAAAGGATTTACTACAAAGACAGGAAGTGTAACTTTAAATCTAGCTAATATAGATTTAGATGGAACAACCTTATTGGAGTTATTAGGAAACGATTATATCAATGGCACAGTATCAATCTTATCTCAAATTGATAACGATGGTACTGCTGCTAATGCTTTACAAATATTTAGTGGTAGAATAAGTAGCTTTGGATATAGAGGAAATACGATTGTATTAAGTGTGGTATCTAATAGACCATTTCAGAATGTATCTATACCACAAGGCAAAACATCAGGTTCAGATAACGACCAATATAATAATAAAGTAATTCCATTAGTTTTTGGAGAATACACACCGAATACTAATTTTACTAATGGTCAAGATGTCTATGCTTGTCCATTCTTAAAGAACGATGGTAAGAATTTTATCTATGTAATACCTGAAGGTACAGCAGATGCAGATGATTTAGAATTTTACGACAAAGGTATGAAACGATTTATACCACTAACCGATACTAACACAAGTGTTGTAACAGTAGATGGGGCTAAAACATTATCTGTTCCCAAAGAAATGAAAAGAGTATTTAAGATGTTGCCTGATGAAATACCAGGTGGAGTAGTAAAACAAGAAGGTGGTGGAAGTGGAGTTATTGCAGTTACATTTCCTAATGGAGATGGTACAATAAATAATGCTTTTGATGGTTCAACAGATAGTGAAGTAGATGTAAATCATGCAACTAATTTTGCAGATGTAAGAGGGTTTACTATGAAACTTGCAATACCACAAGTTACTGGTAAGATTACTGCAATTACATTAGGGCTAGATGGAACATTAACACAAGCATATAGTAGTGGTAGCCCAACTCCAGATGATGGATTGTTTGTTAACTTAGCAACAGAACTATCAGGTGGATTTGGAAGCACAACACCAAGTAAACATACAGCAATAATTGGAACATCAAGTAATTATAGTAGAACAACATCTATTGACTTGACAGCTAGTTATAGTGCAGTAGATATTTCAGGTTTATTAGAAAATGGTGCTTTACCTGATGAACTATTTTTAAGCTTTAGATGGGATACATTAGATGGAGATGTAGATTGTAATAGTTGGAATGTATCATTAGAAAATGTTTTCGTAACAGTAACTGCAGAAAACGACTTAGCAAATGAACCTATTGCATCACAAGAATTTAATGCAGGGATTGAGAAAGTATATTTAGGTAGAGATGTTACAACCGAAGGATTTACTGCATACTCATCAGTAGCAACCTTAACTGATCTAGATAATCCAGTAGCGATCCATAGACAATTATTACATAGCATATTAAATGTAGCAGATAGTGATTCAGATGCAAAGATAGAAAATTCAGGATATAAGGCAGTAGCAGAACTACGAGATAGTACCTTAACAAGCCCAACATCTACTCATTGGAAAACAAGACTAGCATTAGATGAACCTGAAGCCCTAGAAGGAATTATGAATAAACTTCAATATGAAGGGTGTTTCTTTTTTGAATTTTCTGCACAAGCAAATCAAACTGCAATTACTGGGGTGAGTCCTTTACGATACTTTACAATAGCAGATAGTGTAACTGCAGCAGCAGATTTAAGTCAAATAGATATATCAGATTATGAACTAGGTATTACAGATGCACAATCCTTAGAAACTAAGCTAATTGTAAACTACAAACCACACCCAGCAGAAAATCAATATCTAAAACAATATGATTATCCAGCAACTTTTTCAGGTTCAGCACATCAATCAATTTTTGGAGATGAGAACATACAAAAACAAGAAGTAAATCTTGATTTCTTGTTTGATGCAGTAGATGAGGTTAGTGGTTCAAGAAATTCTAGTTGGATAAACTTTAGAGAAAGTTTATTTGGTAACTATAAAACCACAGTAAATGCAACATTAGTCAATCCTGAAAAGTATGCAATGCTACAAGTAGGTGATGCTATAGACTTTGGTGAAGAAACCTTTGGAGAAATAGGTAGTCCATTTGATGAAATATCAGATACCTTTGATAGCTTTATTGCTATGCCTACAAGACTATTCAAAGATGCTTGGTCAGGAAAGAAATTTATAATAACAAATTTAAAACGAACCTTAGGTAAGGTTACAATTCAAACGAGGGAAGTATAATGGCAAGTTATTTTATATACGATTCAATTAATCAATACAGAAGTGATAATACAGTTAGTGAAGGAACATTTAGTGGAACTACTTTTACAGTAGATTCATCAGCTTTGACTAGTCATAATCGTTCCAGCGACCAAAATATTGGAACAGTAATGTCAGGAGTTTCAGCAAATGATGCTATATGTTATCAAGTAGGAAGTGCAGTAACAGCAAATGCAGTAGCAGTATATTTTACTGGAGATGATGGGGTAACTGCTAATGGCGATGAAATGACTATTTATAGTGGAACTGCATTAGATGGATTAGGTGGTGGAGATAATTTTGCATCAACTCATAGTGGTTGGGTTGTAAACGATTTCACAGAAGTAACAAGCAAGACTAAATTTTGTGTAGAGTTTAATGAAGCACTCACAAACATATCCGAAATATTAGTAGGTAGCAAACTATCATTTGAAGTAGAACCTGATGTCAATATTCAATCATCTATTGATTACGAGAACTCAATCCAAAGATCATTAGGTGGTGTAGAGTATGCCTTGAATGTAAATCCAGGACAAGAAGTAACTACGATTGGATTTCAAAATATTAGTTCTACCTTTAAAGACAACTTGACTACTATGCAAGATGCCTTAAAAGGTGAAGCAAAGAAATTTGTT